TGCACATTAAAAACAGTATCAGCGTTGCTGTCTATTGTTTTTGTGTCCACTGTTTTTACATCCCATGCGTATGATATTGCCATTTTATTCTCCTTTGAGTGTGTTAATTTCAGATTGTAAGGCTTCAATCTGTTCTTGTTGTTCTTGGATTGCTTTCATCAGATAAACAGTCATGCCACTTGGATTAAACCAACGTTTGCCATCTTTAGGATTTATTGGATATGCTTCTGGAAACTTATCAACCTCATTTTGAGCTATATAACCTTTGACCTCTTTTTTATTTTCATCGCTTTTGTAATTAAAAATAACTGGTTTTATATTTTTAAAACTTTCTGAAACATTTTCATCCCAATCTTTAATATTTTCCTTGTAAAATATATCCGAAGCATTGACAGAAAAAACTGTGCTAGTTGAATCACTTAGTATGTAACCTACGCCTCCTCCTGCATTATTTTCAAAATACATTGGAAAATAATTATTAGATGAATTTGCTTTTGTAACAATTCCTGAATAACCATTGCCAATATTATTTATACGACCACCATGATTAGCTCCTGCATCTATTGTAAATTTAAAAGCAGCAGTTGGACTTGTAGTGTTAATACCAAGATTACCAGAAGAATCAATTCTCATTCTTTCTGAAGCACTTGTGCCTGTATAAAAACTTAAAAATGGACTCTGTAATCTTAATTCAGAAGCCGCATCTGAAACATATTCATTTTTAATTAATCCTAAAGTTTGTCCTTGATCTGTGTAATCAAGCAATAATCCTGTTGTTCCATCGCCATTACCTAGTCTTATTGAACCTGATGCTACTCTTGAATTATTTGCTGCAGAAGCATGAGAATAACCACTAAATTCAGCTTGTAATGCCGCAGAATCTATTACATTTAATTTTTTGTCAGGACTTGCAGTGTTAATTCCTATCGCATCAGAAACTAAAGTACCTGTAAGTGTAGCTCCAGTTGCAGATGTTTCAAATTTCTTAACATTATTATGATATAAGTCTACTGAGCCATCTGTAGTAAAAATTGCTTTTACTTCCGTTCCAGCATAATTATAAATTTTAACATCATCAGCTTTTAATCTTAAATCTGCTCCATTACTATTAACATAACTATCAGATCCATCGTGAAAGATTTGTAAATCATCGCCTGTACCAAAGATAGCTTTTGCATTATCGTCAAAGTTTGCTGATGTAAATTTTACATTTACTGCTGTTCCTGTTGCAGAAAATATTGCATCAAGAGCATCTAAATCATTATTTATTTTTGTTCCCCACGTATCAGTAGAAGCTCCTACTTCAGGTTTGGTTAAACTTAAATTCGTTGTTGTAGTATCTGCCATATCTATTTACCTTTATTATGCTGCATCCGACCAGGATGTTGAGCTATTTGTTTGTTCATTCCAGGTTGTTGTTGAAACTGTTTGATCCGTGTACGTGGTTGTCGATACAGTATCGTCTGACCATTTTAAACCACCTAATGCAGAAAAACTAGAAGTCTGAGCAATAGTTCCTGAAACAGAATATGTAAGGCCACCTGATGCTGTAAAACCACTTGTTTGAGCAATGGTTGCTTCACCTGAATTAATTAATTCTGCCGTTGCATCAAATCCAGATGTTTGTGCAATGGTTGCACTACCTAACTTAACTAACGTGCCAGCAGAAGTAAAACCACTGGTTTGTGCTGACGTAGCTTCTGCGGCTAAAACAATTACTGCACTTGCTGTTACTCCAGAAGTTTGCTCTATAGTTGCCGCACCAAGTTTTACAATTACAGCAGCAGCAGAGAAAGCGGATGTTTGCGCTATAGTTGCTTCACCACGATCTATTTGTCTACCAGTTGCTGTAAAGCCAGAGGTTTGAGCGCTAGTAGCTACACCTAATTTAACAATTTCTGCGGTAGCGGTAGTTCCTGAAGTTTGCGCTATGGTTGCACTTGCTGGTTTAACAATCGTACCTGACGAAGTAAAACCAGATGTTTGTGCGCTAGTTGCAGAAACTGCAAATGTTAATCCAGGAGTTGCGGTAAAGGCTGAAGTTTGAGCTGACGTAGCTGCGCCAAACTCAAATACTTGTTGGCCATAGTAAGATTTACCATAGCCACCTAAACCATAACCTATGGAAGCCATGTTATTAAGCTAGAGTTATATCAAGATCTCCAGCATCAAATCTAAAAACATCTCCACTGGTAACTGTTTTGGAAGCAGTTAATGCTGCCCAAGCCATTAAGTTTCCACTAGATGCTGCATCGAAAACTCCAACATGAGTTACAGTTCCCCAAGTGCCAGTTGCGGTTACAAATTCTACTGCTGCGCCATTGGTTGCTTGTGTTGGTGAAGTGCCACTAACTGTCATAGCTGCCATGCTTTTACGAGCATAAGAACCACCAGAACATTCTGTGCCACCGCCAGTATCAGACGGAGCTGCTGTAAATAAACCTACATATAAAGTAGATGGTGCTGTATAAGCACTACCACCAAATACATGATCTAAAACTTTGTCTTCTAAATAATCACTAAATCCTGCCATTTTTTACCTCTTAACTATTAAAATGATAAGTTGTTTTATGTGCTTTGCCATAAGTTCTTCTTCTTGGTATTAAAGAACCTTTACCAAACTCAGCACGTTCTTGTTGCATCCTCATTTCCTCTAGTGCTTTTTCAAACAGTTGAGAAAATAATGCGACACGATCATCTTCCATAAGAAAGATTGAAGCGTGTTTCAGACATCCATATAAATAAACATCTGGGTTTCCAGTAGACACAAAGTTAGTAGTATTAGAATCACTTAACGCTGTGACTTTGCTGTAATAAGTTAATTGTAATGTATAACTTGTGTCAGGTGTAGGTGCTAATTCCAAAGTATTATCAACAATAGCAAAAAAAGCTGGCTGACCTGTGCTGTTATCATTAGCTTTTCTATAAACATCTAATGATTCAATAGATTGTTGAAACAAAGGTGTAAAATCGCCAGAAGTTATTTCTATATTAATAGCTTCTAACCAATCTGTAGGCAAGGTTAAATATTGACCATCTGCTGTTGCAGTAGCTCTTTTAACCATGTCTTTTGATCTTAATCTTCTATTGAGTTCACCTTCAGTAGTATCAATAAAAGTGTCCATTTGAGAAGTTAAATCACTTCTATTTAAGTAATTTGCAATTTGTGTTTTTAATTCATCGTAGGTCATATTTTACCTGGCCATATTCTAAATAATTTATTATCTGGATCGTTTAGCCATTTTTTCCATTGAGCTTTATCATTGGCCCAGCCTTCACGTATCGCTTGTTGATATATTACCATAGGTATTTCAGCCACGTGTTTTAATTCTTTGCTTTGCGTGTTGTAAGACAAGTTCTTACAGTTATCTAATATGGGTTGTACGTTTTGTGTAGTGTGATAAACGTTTTTATTATCTTCAGTAGCAAATTCACTAACGAAGTTTTTTTTGGAATCTATTATGGTTCTTGCTGTCATTTTAAAAAAGAGGGGTGATTACTCACCCCCCTTAATTATACTTATGAAGTAGACAAGTCAGCGGCTATACCGTGAGCTTTTTCATTGCTCACTTCTAAACCGAACTCAACTACGATCATTTTAGTCATTGCATCCCCAATAGTTGAGATGTCGATAGTTTCGAAATCTCTTAGGAATGAAGTTTTAGCAAAGTTAGGATCAACAAATAAAGCTGATCTGCTTCTACTAAAGTTTGAAGGAACTACTTTTAGTTCTCCAAAGTCTCCAGCATAGATTGCTACAGATGCTTCAATTGTGTTTGCATCAACTGTCTGAGTTACAGAAGTTCTACCACTAAAACCAGATACAACACCTTTCACGTGTGGGCCAACTATTAACATAGAAGGTTCACCACCATTAGCGAAACATAATTGTTGTACTGCTTTTAAGATAGTTTCAGTAAAAGCTCTTTGCGTTCCATCAGTAGGAGCAGCACCGTTACCAGCACCCGCACCATTAGTACCTCTTGAAACATTAGTTTCAGTCCAAGTTTCAAATCCACCAGTCTGACGAGCAGTTGTAGCATTACCAGTATTTTTCGCTACTTTAGAACATAAAGCAGTTTCCATGTCTCTTTTCAGAGCTTTAGCCATGATAGCTAATTGGTGAGCCATTTCTGTTTTTTTACCAGCAGCATCGGAAG